TTTGCTTTGGTTTTCCAGCAAGACTTGGTTTGCACGCCTCATCCCAGGTGTTAGCAATTACACTCTTACCCATGGATACAAAGGGAGTACGAAGACAAACAAGCGACGGTGGGTGCCGTTAAACGAGAAGAGCAGGGAGCTGCTAAGCGAACTGTCTCATTCCAGTGAGTATATTTTTCCTTGGAATCGTTACACATTTCAAAGCTTTTTTCGTACAAAAGTTGATCAACTGTACTCTGCAGGATTGATCAAGCATCGCTATCGCCCCTATGATTTAAGGCATGTTGCGATTAGTCGATGGCTGGAAGCTGGTATTCCAGTGACTCAGGCAGCTAGTTGGGCGGGAAATACTAGCGAAGTTATTTGGAAGCATTATGCGGGCAGTACTGTTGAGTATAAAATGCCAGTGCTTTGACAAAACCGTGGCTTAACTGACCATAGAATACTGCTTTAACGGCGCAGCAATGGAAGATCAAGAATTCTGGGAAAGCCTAAGCACTGACGATCAAGGAAAATGCTTTCGACATATCATGAAACTAATGCACCAAGCAGAAGTTGAAGATAGAAGCACTTATCGCCAGGCCATGTATGACACTTTTAATTTGGATTATGGGGATGGTTTGCCTTACTATATGAGGCTACATAATCTAATTTGCTTGGCGATGGATGATCAATCCTGCAAGACGGATGCCAAGGATGTACACAATGAAAATACATTCGACTAGCCATTGCCATTCCCATGGAAAATAGAACCATCCCGGCAAATACTTCCATGGCAATTTAGAGTCTTGTTCTATTGTAAAGACTCTGGCCTCCAAACCATCTCCATTGGCCCTCCCAAGGCTTGCACATCCTCACTCGCGCTGGTGTCTACTGGATGCTCAATGAGCACTGATGGAACAATGGCATCAGGAATGGGCGTGACGATGGCATCGGGAAGTTCTGCTTGCACTTGTGCAGCAAGATCATTAGCGCGTTGTTTTTGCTCTTCTTCTTCCCATAGCTTTACCAATGTTTGAGATTGATCTTCTACGGATTGCATGGCACATTCAATGCGCCAGTTAATTGCATCCTCTTGCCATTGAGCAAGGTAATAGCTAACACCTGGGATGAGACTTGCAAACCAAGTCTTGCTGGAAAACCAAAGCAAAATTTCGTAGCCAATGGCGCGAAGAATTGCTTTATTATCCATCATGCTTCCTGGAAAACGCTGATAAACACTGTTCCTTGCCTATAAAGAGGCAGGATTTTGTTGATAAGGTCTTGATTATGCAAGCGCAAACATCCATAAGTTGACACAAGTGCTTGATTAGGCGCCCATGCTCCAGGCCACCCCAATGCACTTCCCCCGCCATGCAGGCCTATTCCTGCTCGCCCTAGGCTAGTCTCTTGCCCTTCTAGGTCGATCATGTCATAAAAGGCCCAACCATAAGCCATCAACGTGCGATCGTAAGGGGCATTGTTGCCATGAATGGCATAGTCATTGTAAAGTTGACCAAGCTTATACAGACCAGGAGGTGTGTCGGATCGTTGGATGTGCCATTCATAGTCACTGTATTGTCCACGAGCAAGACAAGGAATTTCCCATAGAAGCTTTCCTTCCGAAGAAAAAGCCTTCATCGTCTCCATGGCATCATTGACAATCAAATGACTGTCGCCTGCTTTGAAGCCAAAGTCTTGAGGACGCTTCTTGGGACCAACGAGTGTCATGGTGGTAGATTCTGGGGCGTATTGTTTCATTAAGCGAGAGAGCTTTGCTGCATAATCAGGGTCCGTTGCATAGCCCTGATCTTTTAACATGCGTGCAGCAGCATAACGATTGGGCGCATTATTCACGCCCTTGTATTGCCTCCAATCCTTATACCATCGAACCACTAGATATTCGATGGCAGCAGCAAGGCTAGGGAAGTCAATGAAACCATCTTTAATGGTCACCCATTGCCCATCGTAAAACTCTTGCGTGGTCTTAGTGGAACCCTGCCCTTTAAGGCCAAAGACATTCCACTTGCCTGACATGTGCTTGCCGAATGAACTCTCCAGGGCCCATTGGGCTGCGACAAGTTCAGGAAAGCGTGCTCCCACACGACGAGCATGGGAGCTGACGCCAGACCATGAATTAGGGACGATGCTAGAAGCAGTGCTCACTTGCTACGGAAGATGGTTTTAAGTCCTTCCATGATAAGTTGCAAAACGTTGTTGCTCTTCCAGGGGGTGTGATCAAGAATTTGGTCAAGAGCGGCGACGACGATGCCACCAACGATGAACCATTCAACGGTGCCCATGATGATAAAAGCGTTTCTTAAATCCTAGCGCTCAATCTCTAAAGACCGCACACGCAATTCAAGAGCCTTTACATTTTCCGTGAGGCTATCAAGCTTTTCGATGATATTTTCAATTTGAGCGGTGATCTTCACTTGCTGATGGCCGATGCTCATCATCATGCCGCCAGTGGCAAGTAACATACCAGCAGTGATACTAACGGCTAGATTTGCTAATTTGTCTTGCCAGCCGTCCATTTGTCACAAGACATTTTATTCATTCTATAGCTTTCGCTACAGTTCAGTTTTGCTAGTAAGCTAAGAACAGGACAATCTAATACTGCTATGGGGATGAGAAATGGACCCGACGAACTTCTTCATTCTCTGTCTGTATTGCGGCCTGGTGATGCTAAAAGAAGGTTCAGGAAGAGCATTTTTGAGGACTATCCGCTGCGAGGACCGCTTGGCCATTGTGCCTGTGCGTATTGCGGGAAATGGAACGAAAAGCTGACGATTGATCACATTGTTCCCAAAAGTAAAGGAGGTCCGCATTTTTCAAAATACAATCTTGTGCCAGCGTGTTTGGATTGCAATGCCAGCAAGAGCAATTTGCCATTGTTTGAATGGTGGCGCCCTTTAGAAACTTGGAGCGAGCATAGAGAGGAAGTGCTTACTTCTTGGATTTATGCTCATAGCTTTGTCAGTGCTCACACTGATCTTTCTGACTGGGAGGCATGGTGCGAGGCAACTCAACGAACACTGCCATTGCATGAAAAAGGGGCCATTGTCGGCCCCTTTCCTTTAGCGACATTATGCGCGGCTTAGCTAGTCATTGATTGGTGCAAACATGGCTTCAGAAGGCCCTTGACGAATGGTTGGCATGGGGCAGAAGCCGTCAGGGCAACCACTGACCATGTAGTCATCGGGGTCGTAACTTGCGACGGTAGAGCTTTTAGCTTTTGCCATGGCTTCTTCCATTACGCAAATGCCAATGAGGCGCTCAAGGCACCATTTTGCTTTTTTGAGGTCTTGGGCGCCGTTCTTTTGAGCGTAGCGCCAAACGTATTTTTGAACATTGCCTTTTAGGAAGCCCTTAAATTCTTCCTGGGTCATTGAAGCTTCAATGGCTTCAATACATTCAATGCCTCCATCAGTGTTGGTGTAGTGACTGGGGCAATTAACGGGGTCGTGCATTTTCAGAAAGAGTAGTTGTTATCAGCAAAAGCCTGAAACACTTCTGGAGCAATGGGGGAGGCAAGATCGGCAAGAGCTTGCGCATAGGCAATGATTTCCCCTTGTGCGCCATGCCCTTGGCGAAGCGAAAGGAAATGAAGCAAGGTTTGCAGCGAGCAGGTCCAGCAGAAGGAAGTGTACAAGGCAGGCGGCAGGATAGCACGAGCTTGCTCTTTGCTCACGCCAGTCAGCAACATGCCTTCATAAGCCTGTCGGCAAATTTCCAGGGCATTGACATATTGCTTGAGCGCTAGGGATTGTTCCCTGCTGGGCAATGGTCCGGCTGATGCCTGACGATTGCTAGCGCTTTGCTGCATGAACTGCTTGGGAATGTAAAATTCAGCATCTTCTGCGGAGCAATAGCGAAAGCTCTTTTCGTTCCAACCAAGTTGATCATCAACATAGGTGGAGGCCACTGTATGCTTCCACCACTGCCTGGCAACAAACAAAGGGGCCTTCACGTGCCATTTGAAGACTACACCACGAAATGGGCTGGTATGGTGCTCTCGGGCAAGGTAGTTCAGGAGCTTGTTGTCCTTTTCGGACCACTCTTCGGAACGTGCATCAAAGCTTTGGCGAGCATCATTCACAATGGAAAGGCTATTGCCCATGGAATCAAGCAAAGTTACCTTGCTTTTCCCATCGTTTAATGGATCAAGAGAAGGAAATGTCATCAGGAAGGAGAGGATGTTGAACTGAACTGCCAGTGTACTAAGCGCTGAAGGAGCGTTTTGCTTTCAGCGGGCCATCCTTGATTTTCTCCCATTGCCCCTTGAGAGGCGCTGCAAGGAAGGAGAATGACAAGAGGGCATGATGCCAGCCCTAAGGAGCTAGACAGGCTACCAGGGCCTTCCTGGTGGGCGTGCATGGTCTTCGTGCAGACGCCCCATCTTATAGCTTCGGGAAGCCGGCCGCAAGATTTCGGCACTTTCGCCATTGTTCCCTTCCCTTCCAACCCATTAGGCACTGTCCTGTCGTTGTAGCCTAGTAGCAAGCGCCACATTCCCCATCATGACTGCATATTGCCTGCCGGTAGAGTTCTCCTACAATGGGCGAAAGTACATTGCTGCCATGGGTCCATTTGAGCATAGCACTGAGCGAGAATTTGCCTTAACCGTCAGTCGTAAGGCAATTGACGACTGTAGCAGTGTGGGCAAGCTTCGTGAAGTGTCTCACAATCTGCTAGAGGGATGGTCGTCCATGCAAACAGCAGTGCAAAGCTTGATGCTGGAAAACATCCAACTGCGACAAGCTCTTGCTAAAAGCCAAGTGGATCTTGAAGCAGCAGAAGAAATTATGACGCAAGCTTCTGAAGTGCTTGATGCTATGCGGAAGCAGAGCGAATCTGAGAAGCAATCAAAGAATGCCAAAAGGAGTCTTTGGCCATGGTAGCCGTAAGCAGGAAAATTTTCCAGCCACTGGTGTAGGCAAGATTGTACTTTCGACAATCTCTTTCGTAGCCTGATCCACTAACGTGGCGTCCGCGATTGTAAACGCCTCCCTGTATTTCAATGCCAATACAGGAAGTGGGATGGGCAAAGTCAAGACGGTATCGTTTAGAGCGTTTTGACTTAAGAAAGCGCTCTTGATAATCACTCTCCCAGGCTTCAATATCAGAAAATTCTCGTTCAAGAATTAACTGAGGATGATGAGCTTGCCAAAGGCTAAGAAACTGATCTTCAAGAGCGCTCAATGCCTAGACAGCAGCTAGACGCACTGTAGCGCCTTGATTTTGATAATGCCCGGAATAGGCTTGCTTGACATTGCTAGAAAGCTGCATCAGCATCACTTGCACGATTCCCTCGTTTGCATAGATGCGCACTTGATACGGCGTAGGATTGGCAATGTGCATGGTCAGATGACCACTCCAGCCAGGTTCAATGGGAGTGACATTGATGATCACGCCACAACGAGCGTAAGTGCTTTTCCCATCGCAAAGCCCAATAATGTTTTCGGGCATTGAAATGAGTTCCAAGCTAGTGCCAAGACCAAAGCTAAAAGGCGGAAGCTCAAAGAAAGAACTGCCATTGCTGTGGACTAAAGCCGCTTTGTAGGGAATTGTCGCGTCTGCTCGCTTGGGGTCAAGCGTGACTTCAATCTCTCCATCGAAGACGAGGAACTCTTCTGGAGAAAGTCGAATGTCATAGCCCGCTTGGGAAAGACCATACGAAATGGCTTTTGTCCCATCGTCAAGCGTGCGACATTTTTCTCCAATGTAGGGCATGAAGATGTCAAACTCAGCAAGCTGGGCAATTTCTCGGTCAGTAAGAAGGGTCATAGCTAAGGAAAAAGAAAGGGCGCCGAAGCGCCCATGATTGCAAAAGATGAAAGGTCAGAACAGATCGTCGGAACTAGCAGTGTTCATCCAAACACTGGCATAACCCTTGGCGCTTTCCTTGTCCCCGCCTTTAACTTTCACAGTGCCAGTGAAGCCAGGGGCGCGGTCGGAAGTGCGCTTGGTGTTTTCCCAGACAGCCATGTCAAGGGAGTAGTTGCCGCGCTCATTGGGACCAGCTTTTTTCAGGGCGTTGAGCACTTCGGGGGTGAGGTCGATGGCGGCAGTGATAGGGGGCCGATTGGCCATGGTGTTTCTCCGTAGGAGTGATGGTTGTGCCCTTGTTCAGGGCTCGCTTAGGATAGCAGCTTCAACAAGAGGCTGTCAATCCCTGCAAGCATAAAAATGTCGCGTAATGAAGAGGCCCGTATTTTGGCCGTTGGCCAGTTTTCATGAGTACCCCGTATCCTGGACTGAGTGCGCTTTAAGTATTGTTTAACAATTTTCTCGATGTCCGCCGCCAAGCAGCCGCTTATTGGCCCTATTGACTCGATCAGGACCCAGCCATTTCGCTTGTGAAATTGCAAGCGTTTTTTAAGCTGATTAGTAACTCCAATCTGTTGCTCCCCTGCTCGTTCCATAAGATAGACCCAGCCCGACTTGCTTTTCTTGTAACCGGTTTCGCTGCAAAAAGGACACCCCGTTGGAGAATCTGGCCTGGTGCGATGGTTAGGGCTTGTCAGATAAATATGACCTTTTTCGCATTTCCATTGT